TAAAATTGATGCTCTTGGAACTGCAACTGATGAAGATGGAAACGAATATCCAACTCACAAAAGTACCATTGTACAACTAGGAAATATTGTTCTTGAACAAGGAGAATATGACGAAGAAGGAGAAGAAGTAACTGCTCCAGTATTATCAGAGGGTTGGCATATTGACGTATGTTGGAACGATGCAGATATTACTACAATAGAACAAGAAGCAGTTTTAGATGAAGATGGTATGATTGTAACACCAGAAGTAACATCAGTTGACCATCCTTATGGTTGGAAATCTTATGCAGTTGATATTGAAGGTAATGGTGTACATTCTTTCTTTGGATTGAGCTACGAATCACATAAAATTTAATGTTTTGAATTTGGACAGTAAAATATCTTTTTTTGGTGGGTGGTTATTTACTACTGTTTCGTCGGTTACATTAATGGGTTTATATCAAGCGGCTTTGGTTGGTCTTGTTGGAGGTTTCTTTGGTCTTTTAGGCAAAGAAATATTCTACTTTATAAAAGACAAGATAAATGACAAAATTAAACGACAATAGTAATTTATCAATCAACATTAAATGGCTGATCCAAATAGTTTTAGGAGTGGGTACTGCCGTTTATATGTACTTACAACTAGAAAACAGAATTAAAGAAGTAGAGGGAGACATTAAAGGAATCAGACACAATCAAAATGTTTACGTTTTTCCTGATATTAGAATTTTAGAAAGTGAAATATTGCAATATAAACTTGAAAGAGAGCGATTAAGAAAAGACATTAAAAGAATAAACGAAATCATAAAAAAATAAAATACTTAGACAATAAATTCAACTATTTTCATAAATAAATATTTTCGTATATTTACACAAAATTAATAATATTAAAAATTACATAAATGGCTACAACCGGAGTATTTAACGGAACTAACTTAATTTTAACAGTGGAAGGCACCACAGTTGGACATACTACAAGTTGTTCAATGTCTTTGTCAATGGACACGCCGGAAGCTACAACTAAAGATTCAAACGGCTTTTCTGAGTATATCGGAGGCGTAAAGGGTGGAGAAATCTCTTTTGAGGGATTAGTAGTATATGACGATGCGTCAAATGCTATTGAGATGGCTGATTTTCTTTTAGCTAGAACTCAATTAACTTGTGTATTTGGAACTGCTGAAACTGGAGATGCAGTTTATACTGCTGAAGCATTTTTATCAAGTGTTGAAATGTCTGCTGAGATGGAAGCTGCCGTAACTTATAGCGGATCTTTAACTATCACTGGAGCAATTACAAAATCAACAAACTAATAATAATTAGTTTTTATCATATAGGCCGCCGTCATTATTTGGCGACGGCTCTTTTTATATTAATTTTAAACCTTAAAAAATGACAAACAAAAAAAGGGGTTACATTGACATTAAAGTCGGTAACAAAAACAGAACTCTACATTTCTCAATGAACTTTTGGTCGGAATTTACCGAGCAATTAGGGATTTCACTACAAGACATTGGCGGAGCATTTCAAAACGGAATATCAATAAAAGGATTAAGAGCCTTAGTTTATTCAGCAATCTTAGCAAACGACCAAGAAAACGGAAACGAAATAGATTATAATTTATTTACTGTTGGCGCTTGGTTAGATGAATTAGACGCCGAAAAAATTAATGAGATTGTTGAGGTAATGTTACAATCTAAAATTCTAGGTAATAGTTTAAACGGCGAAACTGAAACTAAGGGAAAGCGTCAGCCGTCAAAGAAGAAGTAAATTTTGAAAGTTTAACTGATCATTACATTGGATTAGTTGGAATTAAACCTGACGATTTTTGGCGGCAAACTTGGAGGGAAAATGCTTTAATTGCTCAACACTATCATAACAATATCAATTTAAATTGGGAACAAACTCGTTACATTGCCGTAATGATTCACAACGTGCAATGTGAGAAAAAATCTCAGATGTTAAAGCCTGAAGATTTATTTCAATTACCAAGCGATATTGCAAGAAAAAAGAAAAGGGCAGAGCCTAAATCTACTAAAGAGCAAATGGATGCTTTTATGGTAAAATATCAATCAATGACTAATAAAAAGACGTTAAAATAAAAGCGTCTTTTTTTTTGTATTTTTGTTTCAACTTATTTAATACTATGGCCGAACAGAATTTAAAAATAAATATTACCGGAGATTCCTCCAAGTTAAACAATGCGCTAAGTTCTGCGAGTTCTAAATTATCAAGTTTTGGCTCAAAGATGCAAAGCGTAGGAAAATCTTTATCAACTAGATTAACTTTGCCTTTAGCCGTTGCCGGTGGCGCAGCAGTAAAGTTTGCAAGTGATTTCCAAGAATCAATGAACAAAGTAGATGTTGCCTTTGGCGAATCTAAAAAAGAGGTAAAAGACTTTGCAAAAACTACATTAAAGCAATTCGGTATTGCAGAAGGTAGTGCTTTAGATATGGCTGCTTTATTTGGAGATATGGCTACCTCAATGGGATTAAATCAAAGCGCTGCATCTAATATGAGTACATCTTTGGTTGGTTTAGCCGGAGATTTAGCATCTTTTAAAAACATAGGAATTGACCAAGCGACAACTGCATTAGCGGGAGTTTTTACCGGAGAGACCGAATCTTTAAAAAGGTTGGGTATTGTTATGACTCAGACAAATTTAGAGAGTTTTGCAATGGAAAAAGGTATGAACGCTAATATAAAAACAATGACACAAGCGCAAAAAGTTGCGTTACGTTATAAGTTTATAATGGAATCAACCTCAAACGCTCAGGGCGATTTTGGTAGAACAAGCGGAGGAGCTGCAAACCAAATGAGAATATTTCAAGAATCTTTAAAAGAATTATCAGCTAAGTTTGGTCAAGTTATACTGCCGGTATTTACTAAATTAGTATCATTTGCAAACGGCTTACTGCAAAAATTTTCAGATCTTAGCCCAACAACAAAAAAACTAATAGTTGTATTTGCGGGTATCGCTGCGGCTTTAGGGCCAGTTCTTTATATTTTAGGAACGCTTGTTACTTTGGCACCGGCTATCGGAACGGCTTTAACTGTTATGATGGGCCCGATTGGTTTAGTTATTGCCGGATTAACTGCAATTTCAGTTGTTATTTATAAAAATTGGGCGGGTATAAAATCTGCATTAGTAAAAATAGGAAACTATTTTATTGACTTATACAATAATTCATTGCCTATTCAGTTAGCGGTAAATTCATTAATAGCTAATTTTAAAAATATGTTAGCCGTTGGAAAGTTTGTTTTTTCTACTTTTTCTACAATAATTAAAACCTTTGCTAATAATTTTATGACATTATTTAAGGGCATTGGAGATATTATTATGGGCGTTTTTACCTTTGACAAAGATAAAATTATTCAAGGGTTTACAGACTTAGCAGATGGCTTAAAAAACAATATTACCGCTGCATTCGATACAATTAAAACAGACGCCTCTATTTTGGGTAGTTCTGTTGTCGATAATTTCAATGAATCATTAAAACAAAAAACAATCGCAAAAATTGTTGTTCCGGTTGAAATGGCGGTTAGTGGTGGCGGAACTGATACTGCAACAGATGTTGGTGGCGGAGGTGGAGTTTTAGGTAATGGCGATGGAAGTGGTATTTCCGCTAATATTCCTGAGGTTAAAATACCTTGGTCGTTAGATGTAGATGACCAAAAAATATTAGATCAACAAGCGTTATGGGAAGATTTTTTTGATACTGAGGCTATTGAAGAAGAAGATTTAAGACTTCAAGAGTCTTTTAATAAAATACTTGAAAAATCATCCCAATTTACTGAAAAATTAAGGCAAATACTACAAGGAGGATTAAGAAATTTAGCCTTTGGTATTGGCTCGGCTCTAGGAAATGCCATTGCAACCGGTGGTAATTTAGCCGGAAAATTATCTAAAGTTCTTTTAGGAACTATTGGTAGTATGGCGGTACAATTAGGTAAATTGGCTATCGGTACTGGTATTACATTAAAAGCAGTAAAAAAAGCATTAGAATCAATACATCCGGCAATAGCAATAGCCGGAGGTATTGCATTGGTTGCGCTAGGAACTGCATTTAGGTCAGGTGCGCAAAGAATTGGAGGAGGAGGTGGCGGAGGTCGTAGAGCAATGGGATCATCTGTTGGTGGTTACGCCGGTGCTACAAGCGGAGTTGTAACGGGTTTTGCAAATGGAGGAATTATAAGCGGCCCAACAATGGGATTAGTTGGCGAATATCCAGGGGCAAGACAAAATCCGGAAGTTATAGCGCCACTAAATAAATTACAATCTATTATTGGAAAATCTAATAAAAATGGAAATATAAACGTAACGGGAGAGGTTAGAGTTGATGGACAAGATTTATTGATTGCAATAGAAAGAGCAAACGAAACTGCGGGAAGGGTTTACTAAAATAAAATAATGGCATACGGCGTAAAATACAGATTAGAATTTTCCGATGTTTTAGGATTTGGAAAAAAAATAGAAATATTAAAAAAAGATTATACCGGCGATATACTTCCAATGGTAGGAGGCGCAAATCCGGTTTCAATATCTTGGCAATCGCCAAACGATTTTTATAGCCCAATCATAGGCTCAAAATGTCAATTAAATTTATTTGTTACCGATGACGTTTCCTATGATGATTTTTATAAATTTGATGAACGTGAATATAAAGTAGTTGTTTACTACAACCAAACGCAAACCGGATCTTATGTAAATAGGGTTGCAGATGATGGTGGAAGTACAGAATCTATTGAGTGCGTTGATAGTTCTATTGATGCAAATTTAACAACCTCAACAAGTTTTAGGAGAAAGGTTTTAGATGATGGCGGCTCTTTTGAATCTATACAATGCCTTTATAACAAAATAACAATAAATGACATTCCAAATTGGAAAGAGTATTGGTCAGGTTTTTTAGTTGTAGATAGATATAAAGAAAAAATGACTACAAAGCCATTTGCGGTTAGTTTTAACGCTTTTGATGGCTTAGGTACACTAAACAATTTTAATAGCGTAATTGGGTACAATAACAATAATGTGCCGGTAAATAAAACAAATCTTCAACGTATTTCTGAAATACTGCAAAATTTAGATTTAGATTTAGATATTTACATAGCATCTGATATAAAATACAGAACATTTAGTCCGGTAACAACTAGCGATTTTGAGGAAATAACAACTTTAGATGTTGGTTTTGATGAATTAACCGGAGAATACGGCTTACTTAACGCAAAGCAACAACTTGAACTTTTACTAAAGCAATTTAATTTAAGAATATATCAATCTTACAACAAGTGGTATATTGTTGAGGTAACAAATATTTTTGACTATTACGTCAAAGATATGATTTACAATAAAGTTCAATCAGGAACAAGTGCAACTGCAATAAGAGAAAAAATAACTACTCAGTTAAAAAGCACGTACGAAGAATATATTGACTTTAGAAAATATGATTATTTAGGTGCTGCTATTGGAACAGAAAGAAAACAAGTTCTTTATAGTAATAAAACAGAATTAAAGGAAACCGGAAACACATTAACAAGAGATTTTTTACAACCGGCATCTGAAGTTCATATTGTTGGAAGTTATTTAAAAACTAAAAACGCCTTTTATAATTCAGGTTTTGAATATGGTAAATACGGCTTTGATGTTATAGAGGATTCTGCAACGTCGCCAGGTTTTACATTAACAAATCCGGGAAGTGGTTTTTTTCCTGATGGCACAAGAAACTATAATACAACCGGAGGAAGTGGTACTGGTATGATAGTCAGAGCAACTATAAGCGGTGGAGGCGTTCAATCTTTTACTATTGTAAATAATGGACAAAATTATTTAGTTGGCGATATTATAAATATTCCTTTTGACGATACTTTTGGAGTTTTAGCAACCTTTGAAATAACTTCTATTCCATACTTTTCAGAAATAGCAACTGATGAAATATCATTTAAAGGTAGGCGATCAATGAAATTAACAGACATTGCACCGACTACCGGATTTACGCAAATGTTTTCTTTTGAAACAGAGGTATTTAATCCGCAAGAGGTAAAATACGCAGACTTCACTTGTAAATTAAAATACTATGTTAGTGTTTTAAATTCACAAAATACAAACGTTTCATCATCTTTTAGTTACTCTATAAATACAGTTTTAGGCAGTACTGGCTATTTTTGGGATGATAGTATTAGAAAATTTAGTTCAACTTTTGGAGGCGTTAATACAATTACAACAACATCGCCAAATAAATGGATTGATTTAAATGTTGCTTTAAATGATACTGATTTAAATGTTGGCTCTGATACAACTGCAACAATAAAATTTACAATTTATAATACGCAATGTTCTGATACTGATTATGATACAACGTATTATGATAATATGCAAATATTACAATCTAAAACGTCAGCAGACCAATCAGATCAAACCTTTATATCTAAATTAACTAATGTAGGTACAAACACTAATATTAAAAAAGTAAATAGAATACCTGACCAAAAATTTGGATATTACAGAACAAGAGAGGCGAATCCTTCGGCAACTTTTAAACCAAATAGCATTGATTTAATGACTGTTTTAGGTAGAAATATTGCAAACGATTACAGAAACTTTGTTACAAGATACACCGGAACTTTTAGAAACTTAAAAAGAGAGCCGATGTCTATTCACAATAAACTATGGTGTTACTTTTCTACTGATGAATTTGATCCACAAACCACAATAATTGATGGCCTTACTTATAACGTAAAAAATGCAGAGTTTAAAGTTGTATCTCATTTACCAAACAATGATGACGATACGCCAACAACTAGCATAATAAATTAAACTTTTTTCTTTTGTTTTGTTTGTCAGCCGTCGTTTAGCAACTTTGTTACTCGGCGGTTTTTTTTAAAAATAATTTTTTTATTTGAAAGTTTTTTTTTATTTTTGCGTAACAAAATAATTAGAAAATATGTTTGAAAACAACTTCAAAGCCGAAATGAAACGGCTAAATTTAAAGCCCG